TTCAGCGAAAGTAATGTATCGCCAGACAGTCTATTTGATGTATATGAGTATGAGGATAGTTTTGAGAATCTAGTTGGTGGCATAGAAGAAATGGTAAATAGTTGGTACTGGTATGATAAGAAGTTGTGGGAAATACATTTTAAGAAGCAACTTAGTATGAGAGCAATATCCTCTGTGACCAGAATAAGTTTGAGTTCTATATTTGGAACTTTAAAGAATGGAAAGATAAAAGTAAGAAGAGCTTTTGAGAAAGAGTGGAAAGAGTACTTAGAAGCTAAGAATAATAAATATACAAAATAGTATGGAAGAATTTAAAGGCGATAAACGCACCAAAGCCTATCGAGATTGGAAGGCTAAACAAGAAAAAGAGAGTAAGGGTCTAGGTGATACCGTTGAGAAGGTGTTAGAAAAGACTGGAGTAGCGAAAGTAGCTAAGTTCATTATAGGCGAAGATTGCAACTGTGATAGTCGTAAGGAACTTTTAAACCGTATGTTTCCTTATGAGAAACCGAATTGCTTAACCGAAGATGAGTACAATTATCTTGCTGATTGGTTCGGACAAAGACGGTCTACAGTTACTAGAGACCAACAGAATAGTCTTGTTAATATATATAATAGAGTATTTAATGATAATGTAGAGGGAACAAGTTGCGCTCCCTGTTTTGTTAACAGCGTTCTTAAAAAGTTAGAGAAGGTGTATAGAAAGTATAAATGAAAAACTGGGAAGAGAAAGATTTGTTTAACTACCTAAAGGAGAACTACTATCCAGACTTAGTTAAAGCTAGTGATCCTACCAGTAGGTGGGATTGTTATTCAGCCACAGCTAATCATAGAATAGAGCTTAAATGCCGTACATCTCATTATGATAAGTTGATGATTGAGGAAAAGAAGCATAAAGCTATGGTAGGCAAATGTAGTGGTACTTTCGAGATACCTATGTATATAAATTCTACACCAGAGGGAGTGTTTAGATTTAACCTAAAACAATTTAAACCTAGATGGGAATCTATGAGACTAAGAAAAACGACTCACTTCTCTGACGCCAATAGGGTGGAAAAGAGGGTTGGGTTTTTATCAGTAACTAAAGCAGAAAAATTATGAGTGATTCAGTAACAAAGTATTTTGAGAATGCCTCATCTACTTCTCCAATTCAAACGGAGCGAGTGGATAGCATAGTCGAGAATGTTGTCCGAAAGTACAACAACAGAAGTAAGGTTGGTATAAATAAATACGGAACGACCTTAGAAGAGTCTAAAGAAGATACAATAGCGTTTATCAGACACCTACAGGAGGAGATGATGGATGCTACATTATATTGCGAGAAACTACTAAAACTAATAAATAATGCCAATTAAGATGCAACCTAAGAAGTACGAGGAACAGAAAGAATTTAACCGCAGATGTATGAACAATGCTAAGATGATAAGCGAGTTTCCAGATAGGGATCAACGCTTTGCAGTATGTCAAACTATGTGGAAGAGTAACTTCGATCCGAAAAAATAATTTGGTGGTATCAAAATTTTGTTTATCTTTGATGCAAAGGAAAACATTATGAAGATATTAACAACAATTCTAAAACCGTTTAAGTTAGCAATGGCACTAATACTGCTTTTGTTCTTCTACATCATAGAGACTGTACTATTAGTACTATATGTCTCTGTTGAGTACCCATTATCATTCTTACTGAACAAGACCGAACGAATAATTAAGTACTTAATAAAAAACTTTTGATATGGGAGCAACTAAAAGAGAATTTGAGAAAATACAGTTTGAAGACCTTCTAGGAGAAGAGGCTAGAATTTACCATCATTGGATGGAGCAAGAAGAGTATAACAGGTACTTGCCTAAATATGTAGAGCAGTACTCTAATTACAAATAGATTATGATATTTACTTTAGATGGTAAGGCTTGGCGAGAAAGTGAACTTCTGGAAAAGATGAAGGACGACTCATTCTACTTTGGTTATATGGGTGAGAATAGTCTATCATCCTCTTCAATAAAACTTTTGTCGAAAGACCCAATAAAGTATATCGATAGTATTGGTGGTGATAGCGGACATAAGTCAGCATTTGACTTTGGTTCGTTATTCCATTGGTACGTACTAGAGCCAGAGGTGTATGCTAAACAGGTGTTTGTTGATGTGGAAAAAAGAGCTGGTAAGGTTTGGAAAGAAGCATTAGCAGAGAACGATAGAGTCTTTCTTCAGAAGGATAAAGAGAAGGTAGAAGAGTTAGCAGAAACATTTCTATCTTGTTCTAAGGTTGGCGATATACTAGAAAAGTCTACACCTGAAGTACCTGCTGTAGGTTATATAGATGGCTTATGCTTTCGAGCTAAGGCAGACATACTAGGTGATGGTTATATTGCAGATTTAAAGACCTGTCAGAACCTTAAATGGTTTAAGAGTGATGCTCGTAAATTTGGTTATGCAGCACAAGTTTATATATACTGTAGCCTGTTTAACGTCACATATGACAATTTTGTGTTCATTGCTATAGATAAATCTACAGGTGATTTTGGATTCTTTAGTGTGTCTGAACAATTCTACTTATCTGGTAAAGAAATTGTAGAGCAAGGTATACATAACTATAAGAGGATCGCCAATGGTGAGACTGACTTTGAGCCATTCTACATAGAGGATATATTATGATATATACTGACAAAGATGAATGCTACAAAGATATACTTATATCACTCACAACTGGTGTATTAGCTGAAGAGGATTTAAGTGTACTAAGAAAATACTATGAGGAAATAGAACATTACGAATGCTGTCAAGGGATAGCAGAGGCTTATAAAGATTATAAAAAATTACTATATGTTAGCGAAGGAGATACGAAATAGAATAGAGGAAGAGTTACAAATAAATTTAGATGAGAGAACGTCTAAAGGGAAACACATAAGAAGTAGAGAATACGTTTATGCTAGGGCTTTATATTATGGAATATGCAGGGAGGTTACTCCACTTAGTCTTTGTGCTATAGGCGAGACGTTAGAACAGGATCACGGAACTGTTTTGCATTCCTTAAGGAAAGTATTTAGCAATTTAGATTCTTGGAACGAGAAGTTTTACATAAGGGTTTATAATAAAATATTAAGCGAAGTAACTCCTATAAAGGAAAATATACAGAAGGAAAAGGTTAAGAACCGTAGTTATCTTGATCTGCTTATTAAGAATGCTTCCCTACAGTCGGATTTAGACAAACTTAAATATGAGGTTGAAAATTCTGGCGAATACAGAGAGAAATATATTAAGGCAAATGTTAGGTTGCAACACCTAAAAGGTTTGATCTTAAAGAGAAATAGTCTTGCTTGTGCTAAGACTTTTATAGCTGAATTAGAACAATTAGAACAGTAGATATGTTTTATATAATAGGAGCTGGTATACTGATAATGATGTTAATCTTCGAAGAATAGTATATGGAAGAAGATAAACCAAAGAAGGTAGACGGTAGAAGAAATAATGGTGCGGTGAAAGGTGTCTCCAGAGGACAGGGTAGACCTAGAAAGGTAGCTGATAAGGATATGAACAGGCTTACCCTTTCCGCACTAAAGAAGACGTTTGGTAGTGAAGAGAAGATGTGGATCGAAGTAGCTAAATTAGCTAAGGGAGGTTCAGCAAAGCATTGGGATTATCTAATGAACTATAGATATGGTAAGCCGAAAGAGATGCAACAAATAGATGTTAATACTAAGGTGAATATACCTGTGATTGATTTCGCCCAACCTAAAACTATAGATATAACCCATAAAGAAGTTAAAGATGAAAGAATCGAAGCTAATAGAAATGAAGAACAAAATAGAACGACTGGAGATGATAGTGGTTCTATGCCTAGAAAAGATTGAAACACTAGAAAGACTAGTAACAGAACTTAAACCAAAGGAAGATGGAGAAAAAAATGAGTAGAGCGAACAGAGCAATAATTGAAGCCTTCCGAAAAGGTTATCGATGTGACGATGACGGAAGAATTATAAAACCAGATGGAAGAAGACAAAGGGCTGGTATTTCAGCACTAGGTTATCGTAGGTTCGGATATTGTATGAATGGTAAAAGGGTATCACTTTTAGCACATCGTTTTGTTATGTTCTGTAGGGTGGGTGATAGATTATTTACTAAAGGATTATGTGTGCTTCATAAAAACGACATTAAAGACGACAATTCAGTTAAAAACCTTTATCTTGGAACCGCAAAAGATAATGCAAGAGATAAATATGAAAATAATGGGTTTGTAAAGTGGGGAACATATAAATTATTGTATAGTGAGATACACAACTACTATTTGGTTTTCGGTCAAAAGAAAACCTGTCAAAAGTATAATCTTTCCCAGTATACTTTACGTCGTATAATAAAAAAACACAATAATGCAAAGCATACAACTTCATCCCAAATATCAATCCCTTTTTAATAGCGACAGTAGATACTTTGTAATCACAGGTGGAAGGGGTTCTGGTAAGTCATATGCCGCAACCCTTTTTCTTAATCTACTAACCTATGAAGAAGGCAATGGTATATTGTTTACTCGATATACTATGAGTTCTGCTTCTATGTCTATTATCCCTGAATTTAACGATAAGATTGAGATGATGGGAGCGCAGGACAGCTTCACTATCACAAAGAACGATATAAAGAATAATCATACAGATAGCTTCATTTATTTCTCTGGGATTAAGACAGCTTCTGGTGACCAGACCGCCAAACTTAAATCTATTAGCGGAATAAATACATTTGTACTGGATGAAGCAGAGGAGCTGCTAGATGAAGAGAGCTTTGATAAGATCGATTATTCTATACGAGCTAAGGGAGTTAGAAACAGAGTGCTGTTAATCTTAAACCCAACTACAAAGGAGCATTGGATATACCAGAGGTTCTTCCAGAACAGGGGTATTCCAGATGGATTTAACGGCACTAAAGATAATGTTACTTATATACATACTGACTACAGAGATAACATCGACAATCTATCGGAGTCGTTTGTTAAGCAGGTAGAGGATATGAAAATACGTAGACCAGATAAATATAAGCACCAGATACTAGGAGGCTGGCTACAGAAGGCTGAAGGCGTTGTGTTTGATGATTGGCAAATAGGTAGATTCAATGAAGAGATGCAACTCACCTGCTATGGACTAGATATAGGATTTAGTAGGGATGAGAGCGTACTTACTAAGGTTTCTATAGATAAGCAGCGTAAGATTATTTGGGTTAAGGAGATGTTCTATAAAAAGGGTCTAGTAACGTCTAACATATATGAATTATGTCAAAGGCACGCTGGTAAGCAACTTATTGTCTGTGATAGTAGTGAGCCTAGGCTTATCGCTGAACTCAATTCTAGGGGTCTTAATGTAACGCCAACAGTAAAGAAGAAAGGTTCTATCCTAGCAGGTATAGCCTTAATGCAGGACTACAATATAAACTTAGATGGCGAAAACCTAGTCAAAGAATTTAACAACTATGTTTGGGATGTTAGAGGTGTAAAGCCTAGAGATGCCTATAATCACGGAGTAGATTCAATGAGGTATGCTATTGAGTATCTGCTACTTAGAACAAATCCAAAAGGTATGTATGTAATAAGGTAAAAAAAAGTTTTGCTATATTAAGATATATTTTTATATTTGAGTCATAAATTTTGTTTCATAGATTTAATTTGGTTAATTATCATTAAACCCCTAGTTTTTGTCTTCTGGGGGTTTTTTGTTTAAATTATTTTGGTAGTTCAAAAAAAGGTTATATATTGCACCTGTTAAACATATAAAAGGAAACACAATGAACAAATTACTATTTAACATTATCGACAGCCTTGTATCAACAGGCAAAATCTTTTCAGCTAGTTTTACTAAAGCTGACGGAACACAGCGTACAATGTCTTGTAGAGTTGGCGTACAGAAAAACCTAAAAGGTGTAGGATTGCAATACGATAGACGTAAGGCACACAACATCGTTGTATGGGATATGAACGCCAATGGTTACAGAACTATTAAGACAGACCGCTTAAAATGGATTCAAATAGAGGGCGAGAGATACAATTTCGATGAAATATGAAGAAAGAAACTAGGGGTAGTAAAGAAACTCCACCGATGCCTGTAGACTTTTGGCACTACCCTTACAACCCTATAACAGGGTTTCCAATAGAAAATAAGAGATCAAAATCAGTAT